ACGTGGTTTGGATTTCAGTATCACTAAAACTAGCAAGGGTCAGTATGCAGATTATGCTACCAGCAAGTGGGCACGTAAGGAAAGTGGCTTAACTCAAGCAGAAAATGCAGCAATTGATGCATTTGGGTTGTTTGATTTGAAGAGTTTCCTTCCAAAGAAACCTGGTGATGCAGAACTCAAGATCATCAAGGAGATGTTTGAGGCAAGCGTCGATGGTGCAACCTATGATGAGTCACGTTGGGGACAGTATTACAAGCCTGCTGGTTTGCGTGGTGATGCTGCTGATGCAGAAGATTCCACTCCAGTTGCTCGTAGTGCACCTGCCGCTCGTCCACAGGTAGCAAGTGTTAAGGAAGATGCACCGTGGGATGATGATTCTCAAGTAGCATCTACTCCTGTTAGCACTGCACCAAAAGGTGATAGCAATCAACGTGCCGCTGAAATTCTCAGCATGATTCGCAATCGCAAGACAGCAGAATAATTACAATAAATGTGGGCAGATTTATTGACAAGTCTGCCCACTTTTCGTATTATATTTCAACAAAGGCATAATCATGGCTAAACCATTTGACATATCAAAATTTAGAAAAGACCTAACCAAAGCAATTCCAGGTATGAGTGTTGGTTACAATGACCCAACTGATTGGGTTTCAACAGGAAATTATACTTTAAATTATCGTATTAGTGGTGATTTTAATAAAGGTATTCCTCTTGGAAAAGTAACTGTATTTGCTGGTGAAAGTGGTGCAGGCAAGAGTTATATTTGCAGCGGAAACGTTGTTAAAAACGCACAAGATCAAGGCATTTATGTAATTCTTATTGATACAGAAAATGCTCTTGATGAAGATTGGTTAAAAGCACTTGGTGTTAGAACCGACGAAGATCATCTTCTTAAACTTAATATGGCAATGATTGATGACGTTGCCAAGGCTATTACTAATTTTATGGACCATTATAAGGCAATGCCCGAAGAATCTCGTCCAAAGATTCTATTTGTTCTTGATTCTCTTGGTATGTTGCTTACTCCAACTGATATCAATCAGTTTGAAGCAGGTGACTTGAAAGGTGATATGGGTCGTAAGCCAAAGGCGCTGACCGCACTTGTTCGTAACTGCGTGAATATGTTTGGTAGTTACAATATTGGTATGGTTGCGACTAACCATACATACGCTAGTCAAGACATGTTTGATCCAGATGATAAGATTTCGGGCGGTCAAGGTTTTATCTATGCTTCTTCTATTGTAGTTGCCATGCGCAAGTTAAAGTTAAAAGAAGACGAAGATGGCAACAAAACAAGTGAAGTAAACGGTATCCGTGCTGCATGTAAGATCATGAAGACACGTTACGCCAAACCATTTGAATCTGTTCAGGTTAAGATTCCGTATGAAACAGGTATGAGTCCTTATAGTGGTCTTATTGAAATGTTTGAAGACGAAGGCATTTTAGTTAAAGATGGTAATCGTCTTGCTTATACGAGTCCTGTAACAGGAGAAATTATCAAGGAGTTCAGGAAGAACTTTACTAACGAACAACTTGATATAATTATGAGTGAGTATAGCAAACATACTCCCGTGACTAAAAAGGAAGTAGAAGATGAGTGATACAAGCGAATTACTTGTACAATTTTGGCAAACAGTTAGAGAATACATACCTGTTAAAGACCGCCAAATTGCAGCCGACCATGTTGTAAACGAATTAGTTGATTTGGGTATTACTGACAACGATTTACAAGAACTAGCCGTTGATCGTATTATGCAAGCTGCAATTGCTGAACATGTTGATCTAGAGGAATCTGACGAAGATATTGATGACGAATGAGCAGTTGGTATACCAGAGTAAGCCAAGATATAGGTGCAATTCCAGATTTCATTGCTTTTTATGAAACTGAACTTGAAAATGCAAAACGTGATATTAATATATCAGGTATTGTAGAAAAAAATATGAGTGCATTGCCTGGTATTACCGCATATCGTTTTAATCAACTACAAGAAATGGAAGCAGTGCTTAACTTTCTTAATATTCAATTACGTAAAATACGTAGAAAACATTTTCAGAAATATTTGGAACATTATGCTCGTGCATTAACAAGCCGTGATGCTGAAAAATACGTAGATGGTGAACAAGAAGTTATTGATTATGAAACCATTATTAACGAAGTTGCACTACTGCGTAACCGTTGGTTGGGTATTATGAAAGCACTAGAAAGTAAAAACTTTATGTTGGGTCACATGGTCCGACTTAAGACAGCAGGAATGGAAGATTTTGCGGTAACATAAATTTATATCCGCATATTATCAATAATATATACATTTATCAAAGGAATTATCAATGAAAAGAGCACTTATTACGGGAATCGCAGGTCAAGATGGTAGCTATTTGGCAGAATTGCTACTTGACAAAGGCTACGAGGTACATGGTCTTATTCGCCGTAGCGCAAATTTTGACCACCCAAATATTCAAGAAGTAAAGGATCGAGTCAAGTTTCATAATGGTGACTTAAGTGATGCAAATAGCATCCGTAACCTTATTGACAATGTTCGTCCAACAGAGATTTATAATCTTGCAGCACAAAGTCATGTTAAGGTATCATTTGAAATGCCAGAACTTACTGGTGATACAAATGCTCTTGGACCGCTACGTATTCTTGATAGTATCCGTTCATTAAAGATGGTAGATGATGTTAAGTTCTATCAAGCATCAACCAGTGAAATGTTTGGTATCCAGAAGTTTAATCCACAGAAAGAAGATACACCATTCTATCCTGGCTCGCCTTATAGTGCTGCTAAACTATATGCTTACTGGATTACTGTAAACTATCGTGAAAGTTACAAGATTTTTGGTTGCAATGGTCTACTATTCAACCATGAAAGCCCTCGTCGTGGTGAACTCTTTGTTACACGTAAGATTACTAAGGCATTTGCTAACATGGTATTGGGTAAGCAGAAAGTGCTTGAACTTGGTAACATGGACAGTCTACGTGATTGGGGTCATGCCAAGGATTATGTTCGTGGTATGTGGATGATGTTACAACACGATAAGCCAGATGATTATGTTGTTGCAACTGGTGTCCAAAGCAGCATTCGTGATTTCTGTAACCTTACCGCAGAACATTTTGGTATTAAGTTACTTTGGGAAGGCAGCGGCGTTGATGAAGTTGCTCGTAACAGCGTAACAGGTGATGTTATGATTCGTGTAAATCCAGAGTTTTATCGTCCAGTTGATGTTGTCAACATTCAGGGCGATGCTACTAAGGTGCGTGAAGTGCTTGGATGGCAACCAGAATACACACTACAAGACCTTGTTCGTGATATGTGTGAAAACGATTACAAGTTGGCTTCAAGGGGTTAATCATGGGTCAGTTAGTATTTGCACCAATTAGTGTTGGCGATTTGTGGGACAAGATTACTATTCTTAATATTAAGTTAGAAGAATATAGTAAGTTTGACAATGAAACTAATCGCATCAAGATTGAGTATGTTAATAAAGAATTAGCAGAACTTATGAAGATTATCGATGAACTTGAAGCACCAAGTGCGCCAGTTGATGATGTTGTCAAGAATCTCAAGGCAGTAAACCATATGATTTGGCGTCATGAAGATGTTGTGCGCACATATGGTACAGACTTGAAGCCATATGATAGCGAGTTTATCAAGTTGGTAACAGATGTTCATCAAGGTAACAAAGACCGTTGCCAGTTTAAATTAGATATCAATAAACTTTACAATAGCGATATTGTAGAAACAAAGTCATATATCAACGAGGGATTGAAATGAAGAAGATTTTAGAATTAGGTGATCACTACGTAAGTGATTTTATGAAGCCAGGCGCAGAAATGCGTGAAACAAAGCCATGGAGTCTTGATCTTTATCTTGACGAAACCATTGGCGCAGTTCGTCTTGACGGTGTTGCACCACTTGACAAGATGTATGGACAGTATTGGTATCGCAGCGGTATCAACACAAGTATGACAAAACAATTGGGTGAAATCGTGAGCGAGATTACTAGTCGTGTAAAGATTAACGACGGTGATATTTGGCTTGATATTGCTTGTAAT